GTGGCCTAGGTGCAACTTATATGTCCGGTCTAACTGGCCGCATTAAGATGCCAAAAATGGCGACAGGTGCAAATGCTGCATTCGTTGAAGAATTGGCAGATGTTGCAGATGGAGCCGGCACAGATGGGGGCGTGACATTGCAGCCACGCACAATGGGTGCATTCGTTGACCTATCACGTTTGTTGATGATGGAAAGCGTTCCAGCGATTGAGCAAATCATTCAAAACGATCTTCTTGCATCAGCGGCAGATCGGACTGAATTTTATGCAATCCAAGGTTCAGGTTCAGGCGGTCAGCCGACAGGTATCTTGAACACAGCTGGCGTGAACAACCTTGACATCTCAGCGGCGACAGACCGTGCAGCGTTGACATGGGATGACATCACAGATTTGGTCAAGCTAGTTGAAGAAGATAACGGCATTGTAAACCCAGCGGCGGCAGGCTTCTTGTCTCACCCAGCGGTTAAAGCGGCGTTGTCATCAACAGCAAAAGTTGCATCAACCGACAGCGTGATGATCATGAACGATCCTTGGAATAACATCTACGGTTATCCAGCGGCGTTTACATCAAACATCCCAACAACACTTAACCCCGGCGATGGCGGCAATGACGCATCTGCATTGATCTTCGGTGATTTCTCACAGTTGATGATTGCACAGTTCGGCGCACCATCCATCTTGGTTGATCCATACACAGGATCACGCGCGGGAACAGTTCGCATGGTTCTTCATGCTGAATTGGATGTTGGCGTTCGCAACGCAGTTAGCTTCGCAATCACAGATGAAGTTGACCCATCATAATTGAACTAACAAGAGGGGGCAGCAATGCCCCTTCTATCCACCGGAAGGGTGAATTATGAAAGTTAAGATATTAAAGAAATGCACAGTTGGGATTGGCGGCAACTTGCACGCGGGTGAAGAACATGACTTGCCAGATCGCACCGCGCAGAAGCTTATTGCGCGTGGTTATGCTGAAGCGGCAAGCGCACCGAAGCCAAAGGCAACTAAGCCAAATGCACCTAAAAAGACAACACGCAGCGTTGGCCTAAAGAAGTCAGACGTTGAATTGACCACGCCAGAGGACGATAGCTGATGGCGATTGCACTTGCAGATGATCTTTCATTGTTGTTTGACGTTGAAGATTTTGCCACCGCTGCAACATATAGTGGTGCAACTATCAATGGCATATTTGACAATGAAACGGTTCCTATGGATGCCGGTGGGACAGCGCAAGTGCATCAAGAGCAGCCACGGTTTACATGCCGCACAACCGATGTTTCTGGTGTGGCATCAGGCGACACAATCACGATCAATGCGGTCACTTATAATATTGTTGCGTGGATACATGACGGCACCGGCGTGACAGTCTTGCAGCTAGAGAAACCATAATGGCACACGTTAGACAGCAAATCCGTGACGCAGTTGCAAGCACATTAACATCTGCAGTGACGCTAGTCAGTGGCCGTGTATATACAACACGCGTTCATCCGTTAAATGAAGCTTTATTGCCGGCCATTAGTGTCTATACGGGCAGCGAAACAAGTGAACGCTACAATGTGGGCGTCACAGATATTAACCGCGAATTATCGTTGGAAATAGATATATATGTGCGCGAAAGTAGTACATTCGATGATGACGCGGATGCAATAGCGGTGCAAGTTGAAGAGGCAATTGCCTCAGATTTCACGATTGGCGGATTAGCTAAGTCAACTGTGCTAACTTCAACCGCAATACAATTTGACGGCGAGGCCGATCAAATATTAGGTGTAGCAAAGTTAACTTATATGGTTAGATATGTTACAGCTTTAAATGACGTTGAAACGGCCAAGTAAGGAGTTTAACCAATGGCTACACATTTCGGATCAGACGGTAGTGTCAAGCTGGTTACAACCGGCGGCACTCCAGCGGCAGTTGGCGAATTGCTAAACTGGACAGTAACAATGACAGCGGATGCAGTCGAAACAACTAGCATGGGCGATACAGCGCGCACATATACATCAGGCTTGCAAACAGGTACTGGCTCCATGTCACTATACCTAGACCCAGCAGATGCAGTGCAAGAAGATTTAGCTCAAGGCGATGTTGTTGATGCTGAATTTTATGCAGAAGGCGATACAACAGGCGACAAATACTATTCAGGTTCATTCATCGTAACATCTGTTGAACGTGGCGCAACGCTAGACGGCATTGCAACACTAAATGCTGAATTACAGCTAACTGGCGCACTAACAATTGGAACGGTTGCCTAATATGTCACTAGCTAAGCGCATTGCGGCTAATCGAGAGCAAAAAGAATTAAGCTCGATTGAAGTTGAGGAATGGGGCGAAGGTGGGCAACCGCAAACCCTATTCTTCAGCGAAGTTTCCGCACGCGATATGTCAAAGATACAGAAAAAGCATGCTGACTTTATCAACAACCCCACAATGGATGCTATGGTTGAAATGATCATCCTGAAGTGTCAAACGGCTGATGGTGAAAAGGCTTTTGATATTGGTGACAAGTTTATCTTGATGGGTGAACCGTTAGGCGTTATTGCGAAAGTATTTGGTGCGATATTCAACACTGTATCTGTTGAGGAACACGAAAAAAACTAAGGAGCGATCCGTTCAGATTTAATCTTATAGCACTGGCTGAACTGTTAAGCAAGACCATTAGCGAGATTGAAGAAATCAGTGTCACGGAATACAATGAATGGGTCGCATACTTTAAGCTGAAGAAGGAACGCGAAGAAGATGGCAGTTGAAAAGCTCACGTTCGAGATGAACGCCGTTGGCAACGCCGTTCCTGAAATGAAGAAAGTCCAAGCCCAGCTTGGCAATGTAAGCAAGTCCATGAACATGGCAACTGCCGGCTTACAGAAGCATGCTAATGCTAATCGCGCCCTGGTAGGAGCTAATAAGAACCTTACCCGCAACTTAGGTATGGCATCCTTGCAGTTCCAAGATATGGCCGTTCAGGCTTCAATGGGAACCGATGCCTTGCGGATCATGACAATGCAAGCACCGCAACTTGCATCAGTATTCGGGCCAAAAGGCATGATCTTGGGTGCGGTTATTGCCATCGGCGGTGCCTTTGCAATGCTTGGAGACAAGACAACCAAGCTCTCGTTTGACTTCAAGAAATTTAGTGCAGACATGGCGGTTGCCTTTGCCCCGCTGATTGACTTTGTGCGTCCAGCGATTGATCTAGTCAAGAAAGGCTTTGAGCTACTCAAAACAGGTGCAATGGCGGCAGTGAACGGGATCATCAATGGCCTGAATTACATGGTGACATTTGTTGCCGGCGTTCCAGCTATTGTGCGTGAAGCGTTCACACGGGCTGGCAAGCAAATTGAATTGTTTGGCCTGAATGTTGGAATGATCACAAATGACATCCAGTTCCGTTTCATGGAAATGTTTGCCGCAATAACCAGTGATTTCACAAGTTTCATCAATGACACCACAAGTCAGATCAACCAAGCGTTCAACCTTAATTTGCCCACAGATATTGGGTCAGGCATGATGGACAGCCTTGCGCAAGCAATGGGTGCATCAAATGATCAAATGGAATATATGTTGCAACAATCTGATAAATTGCGTGCTGAACTAGATAAGCCTTATCAAAGCGTGACCGATCTGAAGAATGACTTGAACAACATCACAACCATCGATTTGTTCTCATATTTTGATCGCGTTAAGGCTAAGTCAAAAGAAACCGCAGATGAAATGAAGAACATCCACACGGTTGCGGATATGATCGGGGATACATTTGAGAATGCCACAATGAGCATTGTCAAAGGCACACGGTCAGCCAAAGACGCATTCCGTATGATGGCCACAGAAATCATTGCTGAATTGTTCCGTATATTTGTCGTTAAGCAAATCACCGGCTTCATCACAAGTTCCATACAATCAGCATTTCCATCGATTGCCGGCATCCCAGCGCGTGCAAACGGTGGGCCAGTGAATGCAAACACCCCTTATATGGTTGGTGAACGTGGGCCAGAATTGTTTGTGCCAGCACGCGCCGGATCAATCGTGCCAAATGAGCGTGTAAAAGGTGGCGGCGGTGAAGTCATCGTTCAGCAAACAATCAACGTGACAACAGGCGTGCAACAGACCGTGCGCAATGAAATTCAAACCTTGCTTCCACAGATTGCCGAAGCGTCTAAAGCGGCGGTCATGGATGCACGCAGAAGGGGTGGCAGCTTTGCCAATGCATTCTAATGGCTATTAGTTATCCTTTAACACTCCCATCACATACCGGCATTCAGTCAATCACCTTTCGGGCGGTGAACACGGTTGGCATTAGCCAATCGCCTTTCACCTATGCGCAACAGGCGGTGGCACATAGTGGCCAAAGGTGGGAAGTTGACGTTACTTTGCCACCTATGAAGCGTGCGGATGCTGAACAATGGGTTGCATGGTTGGTCAGCTTGCGCGGCCAGCTTGGCACATTCACCCTTGGCGATCCTATTGGCACAACGCCACGCGGATCAGCCGGCGGCACACCTTTGGTAAACGGAGCAAGCCAAACAGGCGGCACATTGGTGATAGACGGTTGCACGGCTAGTCAGACGGGTTGGCTAAAGGCTGGTGACTATATTCAGCTTGGATCAGCGGGTTCAGCCACCTTGCACAAGGTTTTGCAAGATGCTGACAGCGATGGATCAGGAAATGTGACCTTGGATATATGGCCGTATATACGCACGGCACCATCAGACAACGCGGCTGTCACAACATCAAACGCGGTTGGCAACTTTAGATTGGCCAGCAATCAGCAAAACTGGAATGTAAATGAAGCGTCAAT